TTTCAGCACACAATTCAACGTGAGCTTCGAGACTTTTCTTTTCAATATCAGTGGTGTCAGACATGGTTACTCCAGTGCTTTATTTACCGCGGAGAACCAAATGTTTTGATCGGTACCCATAGTAGTAATAGTCGGAGCAAGACTGGGTTGCTCTTGTAGATTCAACATCATGGGCACTCCTTCACAATCAGTCTTGAGGCCGGCCAAGGGATCCGGGTCACTGTGTATTTCGTATACCCCTTCAGATTCAGATGTGAATTCAAACTCCCAAACACCATCCCGATGCGCTGGTGTTGTCACATCCATGGGCTGAGTTCTTAGTCCAATAATTTGTAGCAAGGTTTCCCAGTTGCGTTGCTGGTTTCGAGAGTGATTCCAATCTGATTGATTGTTCACTACCTGCCCTGTAGCATCCACAAACGGAATTTCACTTGAACGGTAGTGTCCAGTAACTCCGGTGCGACTGCAATCAAAAAGGGTGCGACATGATATCTTCATTCTATGAGTATTTAATGCCAAAGAGAAACCCCGGATTTTTTACGTCCGGGGCTGTGTGATTAATCAGTTGTTGATTAAACGTTGATAGCGCCTGTATAGAACAATGCGTTAGCATATGAAGCACTCCACTGGTAACCAGTGAACGCAATGTTGGCTGCTGTCAAGAATGTAGCGGCGTTGGCATAAGAACCACTTGGATAAATCGCCACGGCCAATGCGTTTGCACTAGACAAGGGACTGATCTGATACATTGCAACTGTGCCAACTGATTGGATACCTTGCATAGATTGGTTAATAAAGCCGTTAACGTTAGCAACTGCACCAGTAGTAGTGGTTAATGCTGTGTTAGCGACCAATGTGTAGAAGTCCAGTTTTGGACCTGCTACTTGCACAGAACCCTGCGCGGCAGCGTTGGCTGTTCCAGAGATGGAACCGTTTGCTACGTCTGACGCAAATACTGGTTGCGTCGTACCATTTGTTTTCGTAAATGTTGCCATTTTAATTTTCCTTTAAAGTTAATTGATCTCGGAGGACCTGCTTTTATTTAGTCAGTTTGGAAAAATCACGCTGGTTGCGGATTGTTTCTCTGCCTATTTTGAGCCGCAAATGCATTGGGATCAAATCTATTTACCGCTTTTGCATATCCCACAGGAGTGGCCATAACCCAGCCTTCTTGCCCAGGGTGCTCGGTATCTGCTTGTTGTAACAGGTGCATTTTAAGGTCATGCAACAGGATAAATGCTGTGAACGCAGCCGCTAGTGCAGAAGTATTTGATGTGGGGCTGTTCAAGTATTCCACAATGTTGCGGAACTTTTGCGGAGTTACCCGAGTCTGCAACCACTCACCAAATTCGGGCAATAGCGTTTGCTTATTAAGTGCTGTGCCTACCTTGGTGTTGATATAGTCCACACAAAGTTTTGCTAGATCTGTAATCTTGTGGGCACGTAGTTCTGCAGGGTTAAACAATGTATCTATGTTTTTGCCATCAGTTTTGATCAACTGTTTGAGTTGCTTTTCGGCATTAGTTTCTGATTGTAACGCTTTAGGGCTTGCAGGTTTTTCCAACAACAGTCCAGGAACTTCATTAAAACGCACACCGCTAAGTGGCTGACGTTCATCGCCCCGATCGGCATACATTGAGTGTATGGCAATACCAACGGTGCTGTTGCCAATGCGTTGACCCAGTGTAGACTTGGCAGGTATCTTGTATTCTACAGTATTGGGGCGGAACACATAGTTGCCAGCAATCACAGGAGGTGTTTGCATGTATAACAAATCACCTTTGACATAGCCCCGGAAGTTCGGTGGTAACGCGGCTTCCAACATGGGAAATAATGTTGCGTAAATTTGAATCAATTCAGTTCTATCACCGCTTCTGGTGCTTTGAATTTGTGCCATCATTCTTGGACTTGTGGCAAGACCATCATAGCCTTTGGCTTCAAAGCCCGATCCGTCTGTTAGCACAAACTCACCTGTGGCAGGTTTGCGTCCAAATATCACAGCAGGTTTGCCATCCCATTTGGCAGTCACAGTTGATGGTTGTTGTGTGGAGTGTTGTACAATTGCCAATGCATCTCTAATGCCTTGTGTGCCACGACGGAACACTAGATCTTCCAGGTGTTCAATGCCCTTGGCTCGGCCACCTACTCCGGCTTGTTCTGCTTCCACCAAGGCATACATGCCTTGATTCACAATACGGTCACGCAATCGTGCTAACCAGCCCACTTCACTTTCGGACACGGTCATGTCGGGTTCTTGTATGCCATCACGTTTTAGATATTCACGGAAGTCTGCTAGTTTAGCATCACGATCAGGATCCATGGCCAAGGCCTTGTAGATGTTTTCTACTGAACTGAGTTGGCTACGATTGTAGTTTGGGCCCAGTAAAATGCCTGCGGCTTGATCAGGATCCATTGTGATTGGTTTTTCTGTTTGACGACTGATGATGCCTTTGGCCGACGCCTTGAGTCCCAGAGATTTGGCAATGCTTGACATTAGCACATTGCGATACATGCCTTTGTAGGAGGAGTCTGACACTCCACCCAACCAAAATGTACCCCAGTTCATGTCAGGCATGAACATAAAGTCTGTTTGCACAAATCCACGTTTGGGATCACCTTGTATGGGAGTTTTAAAATGCACCGCTTCGCCGGTGAGTCTGACCCACTGTTTGGGATCTTGTTTGTTTTTGGTAGCCCAGGCATCTAATATGCCTTTGAGTTCGGGCTTGGTTATTTCGTTTGCATCTACTGCAAGATCCATGTCTCCAGAATCAGCTTTGCGCCCTGTAGAACCCAACCACTTGTGTGGCACCCCTTGTGGATCTTTTTCTAGAGTAAGATCAAGTCCGGTGATCATTTCCAACCAAGCAACTGTGCCCGGAATGTCTGACCGGTTGATACGCTGTGTCACTGGTGTACCATCTGCATTTTTGAATACGTTTCCACCTTCTAGTAAGTTCATTTTTTAAAGCACTCCTGCAGATTTAAGTAAAGCATCAAGAGTTGGAGAGCCTGTGCCGGCAGGATTTACTTTTTCTCCGCTTTTTGTTAAAGTATTTTTCATAGTAGCCAGGTCGGCGGCATCAATACCCATGACATGCATTAGTGCATCAGCCGATGTATTTCCAGTACCGCCAGCAACTCCGGCCTGGCTGCCTGTCCCAGCAGCCTTAGTGGCAGCCATTTGATTGATCATGGGAGCAATACCGTTTTGTGCCAATGTTAAGAATGCTTTGCTTAATGCATCAGGGGTTGTGGCCGGGCCATCAGTTAATTTAAGAATTTCTGCAATCTCAGTAGTGATGGTATCAATATTTTGTTTTGCTCTCATTTTTTCATCTAGATCAGTAATCTTGGTAAGAATTTGTGTATAATCATACGTGGGGCCCGAACCCAGCATGGCAACAATCATTTGTTTGACTTGATCTTTTGCTTTTGTTTTAGATGCATCATCCAATTGTGTATAATTAGCCACCGGAGAACCATCTGGCAGTTTGGCATTTTGTACAGCACTATTTAAAATTTCTGCATATGATTTTTGCATGGCCATGGCCATTGGTTTAACTGATGCGGCCGTGGCAGCAGTGGCCGCATGTTGTCGATCCCCGGAAGTTGCATTAGAATCTGGAATTGATATGCCAGAACGTGCAGATGCAGATGCACCGGCCTGTTTACCAATCTCTCTTCCGACTGCCCCAAGCACAGCGCCGGCCCCGGACATAAATCCTTCTTTTAATGGTTTGTAAGTAATTTCATGAATCTGCATTGGTTCTCCTGACCGATCTGGAAAACTTTCCAGCGTCTTTTGTTCTTATGGCATTGAGCAGTTTACGGGTGAGATTTTCGGCCTGTTCGGCACCAAATTCAGTTTCGATCTGTTCAATCAATCTAATGGCCCCGGCAATGATGCTGTCAGCTCGAGTTTCGATTATCAAACGGCGATCACGTTCTACATACAACGTGTCTAGTTCTTCTAGAATACTTCGGGTCTTTTTCTGCATTCGCTTTGGGCCTTTGGATTATTTAGTGCTTTTAGTATTCTAATAAATATGATTATACAGGAATACCCATGACAAGTCAAATTAACCCCAACAACATAGACGGCACCTACCCCGTTGCAGGCCAGCCCAATAATACCCAGGGCTTTAGAGATAATTTCACCAATATTAAAACCAATTTTTCAGCGGCGGCCACCGAGATCACTGATCTTGAAAACAACGGTGTTTTCAAAGCCGCATTGTCAGGTACCACACTTGACAACAACATGAGCGATAATTTGATCTACGCTGTGAAATTAAATGACGTGAGTTACACCGCGTTAACCCAAACTGCTACCACAGGCTCAATCACACTAGATTACAGTGCCGCACAATATCAAACTATTGCTCCTACTGCTAATATTAGTTTAGGGTTCAGTAACTGGCCTGCGTCAGGATCTTATGGTGAGCTCACTATCAATGTAGTTGTTACCAATACTGCTTATACCATGACCCTGCCTGTGGCAGTTACTTTGGGGTTGACCGGTATTCAAGGCTATAGTGCTAATGTGATTACATTTGCTGCCACTGGAACATACAAATTTAAATTCAGCACAGTTGATAGCGGTACCACAATTACCATATATGATTTGAATCGTCCTTTAAACTACTATACTAATGCAGTCAACGTGGCTGCATCAACTGCCAGTAGCAGTTACACAACAGGTGCATTGATTGTGGCAGGTGGCGTTGGTGTAGCTGGTAACTTGTATGTAAACGGGGATATTTTTGGTAACATCACCATTGGTGATTTTTCTACAGGAAATGTAACTGCCGCAGGATATGTCAGTGCAACAGGTAATATTTTGACTTCTGGGTTGATCACCGCGACCGGTAATATCATTGGTGGTAATATACGTACTGCTGGATTGATTAGTGCTACTGGAAATGTAACCGGTGGTAACATATTAACAGGTGGATTGATTTCAGCAACTGCCAACATAACATCAGCAGCCAATATTACCGGTGGAAACATATTGACTGGTGGATTGATTTCAGCAACTGCCAACATAACTGGTGGTAACATATTGACTGGTGGATTGATTTCAGCAACTGCCAACATAACTGGTGGTAACATATTGACTGGTGGATTGATTTCAGCAGCCAGTACTGTTACCGGCACAAGTCATTTGGGTGCAGTTGTATCAGTAACTGCTAACATTACCGGTGGAAACATATTGTTTGGATCGGGTATTGTAAGTGGCACAGGTAATATTACTACCTTTAGTGGTAATATCACTGGTGGTAATGTCTCCATTGGTTATGCATTGACCACTGGAACAATATCTGGATCCGGTAATATTTTAACAACTGGTAACATATCGGGTGGCAATACATTGACTGGCGGCCTGATAAGTGCTACCTCAACTATCACAAGTGCTGCCAGCATAACCGGTGGAAACTTATTAACCGGTGGCCTGATATCAGCCACTTCAAGTATCACGTCAGCATCTTCTATTAAATCAAGCGGTGCAACTGCAGGTATAGGATATGCAACCGGTGCTGGCGGAACAGTTACTCAGGGCACAAGTCGCGCAACAGGAGTTACATTAAACACAGTCACTGGCAATATTGTATTATTCACTGTTGCGGGAAATACTACTCCTACCACATTCACACTCACCAACAGTGCAATAGCAAACACTGATGTCGTGATCCTGAATCAAAGATCAGGTACCAATTTGTATAATTTACTTGTGTCACAGATAGGTGCAACAGGTGGCAATGCTAACATAACTGTATGGACCACTGGCGGTGTCACTAGTGAAGCACCTATTATCAACTTTGCTGTGATCAAAGGCGTTGCGGCTTAAAGATACCTAGCATAAAACTCAGCCACTTCGGGGAATGTCTTTTCAAAAGACTGATTTCTAAATTGGTCAAATTTTTTAATTTCTGCTATCATTTTGATGATGTTAGTTGAGTTTTCTTGCCAAGATCTGGGTATGAGATTTTTAAATTCTGTTTGTTGTACAGCGTCAACATACTCTTGAGTGCAATTTTCTAGACTAAAAGTCCAGCGAGCCATGTGCTTGTCATGATTAACTATGTCGCCTTCTCTGTTGGTAGTAAAGTGTTTTGACACCCAGTCTTCTAACTCACTCAAATAAAAAAGATTAAAAATGCTTACTGTTTCTTCAATATGAAACATTAAATTACTTGGTGCAGTTTTGCGGGTATGCATTATGTTATCCACAACTTGTTCCCAGGTGGCCGGCCAGCGTAGGTATTCAAATTTTTGTGTTATTCCATCTAAACTCACATGCAGTTTTACTAGATGAAACCGATCAATCAACTCATAGTTACGCGGGTGTATAGGCTGTGTGCCGTTGGTCTGGAAGCATAATGTTAATTGTTCTTTAGCATTAGGCACATTGTCTGCCAACCACTTGGTTACTTCCCAGTATGCTTGACCTAGTAGCGTCTCACCACCGCAAAATACAAGCATACGAAGATTGGAAAGATCTAACTTTTCTAATGCTGTGATCACATTATCGTGTTGTTGAGGTTTTCCAATTGGTTGGTTCCATTCACCATGTTCTTTAAGATGCTTTTGCCAAAAGGTACTTGACTGAGTACCACAAGATCTGCAGGCAAGATTACAACTGGTGTCAAACAAAAGATCTATTCTTTTTGGACCAGAAGAATCTAAACTATTCCCAGCAAGACCAGCGTTCATGCCTGTACGAAAACTAGTTTGGCCAGCGGCCTCTAAACTTTGACAATTTTCACACCCAGGTGACCATACATTTTGTTTGTTTTTTTCGCGTAAGGGAATAAATCTAGAATCTTCCCAAAAATCAGTTGCGATATCCACTGGGAATCTAGTATTACGCAAACAGCAATGTTGAGCAGTTACCCCGGGTCCTTTAAAATTTAATTCAAGGCCATTGTGTATCATCGAACAATAAACATTGCTCATGACTGTTTAATCTGACCTAACAGTTGTTTTAGTTTTGCACTTTGTACATCTGCTGAAACTTTTTCTGTTTCTTGTGGGGGTTTTTCCCAAGCACTAATACCTTCAGGACGTTTCCACTTTACTGTTGCGTTCTCATCCACAACACCATCCTCGTCGGCACGGACTTGGCTACGTGCCTTGATTGAATCCATGATGTTTGTTGTGGGTTTGTTGTAGCCGTTTTCTTCCCCGCCTGCATCTGTAATACGCATGGTATCAATGTTGTATTCCAAATCAATCTTTTGCCCAACTCCAGTACTACTACGCGACTTCATACATTGTATTTGATACTTGCCACGCTCTTTCATAGCACGGCTTGTAAAGATACCAAACACGTTGTCAGCAGTATTGATCTTGGAGATACCACCCGAAATATGACTGTGATCAAATTCAATTTCTTCCACAGCCGATCTATTCAACTGTGATGCTGTAACCATTAGCACACCCAGTTCCTTGGCCAAGTTACGCAGTTCTTCTGAAACATACTTGTCTTTAACAAACAAGTCGTTGGGACTGACCTTGGCACTGACAGGCATCAACAAGTCCAAATAGTCTACCATGATAAAGTCAACCTTTATATTGGTTTGTATCTGTACTTCTTTGATATAACTGCGAATGTCGTTGATGTTGCTTTGTGCCGGTAATCCTTTAACTCGATACTGTCCAGATTTTTTTGCCACAAGTTTGACTTTGAGTTCTGTTGTGTCAATGTCTTTGCGTATCTCTTTAGTACTCATGTTTGTTAACATAGCATCTGTTCTTAAACTAGTAAGTTCTTCACTTAATTCTAGTGTGACATAAACTCCCGAAAGCCCTTGTTGCAACCAGTTCAGTGCAATGTTCATCATCACCAGACTCTTGCCCGAACCTGATCCACCGGCAAAGATGTTTAGTTCACCACGACTGAATCCACCATACAATAGTCTATCCAGTTGTGGCCAACCTGTTGATACTTGTCCACCTGAGTTGAAATACTTGTTGATGCGACCTGCTGGATCAGCAAAGTAGTCCGTGCCCATGTCCTTGGTTAAACTTATTTGTACTGCATCCTTGATCAGTTTCTCCACCGGCTCAAACTCGCCCTTCTCTAGCAAGTCTGCTGACTTTAAAATTGCACGTTCAAGTTCTTGTCTTTTGGTAAATGATTCAAACTCCTGCATGAACCAGTCATAGTGTCCCGCATTGAGTTCTGGCACAGGTGCAAGTTTGATCCCAGTTGTGGCCGAAATCTGTGTCCTGTCAGGCATGGTCTTGTGCTTGTCACTGTGCTCCTTGATAAACTCAGCCGCAGGTCTTAGACTGCGATCAAAGTTTGCAGGGTTGTAGATGTTTTGAACACGCACATAACTGGCCGCATCCTCCAACATCATCTCTAGGAATAATCGTTGTACATCAAGCGAGTAATCTTTTAACATTTAATTTCCTATTATTGTGTCAGATGGATTAATTACAACGTCGTATATACATTGGTCAAAATCAATATAATTCAAAATTTGGCCAGATGGAATAGTTGCCATTAGTTGTTTAAATATTTTTTCTTCGTCAGCAGTCGATTTATTAACTTGACCAGCATCATATAACTCTTGTTTATGCTTACTGGAAATTTTTTCTCCGTGTGCCTCTAATAAATTTAATGTGTATTTTTTATGATCAAGTGTGCCATCAATTGGAATCCAATCGATGTTTAATGGATATTTTTCTCCTAATATTGATCTAATAGTTCGAGAATGCCCATCTAACGCCACAATATTAGAAATAATGTATACCCATTGCTTATCATATTTAATTGCAGATTCTAATAAAAGAAGTAGATTTTGATTTGCAAAAAACTCCACTATGCCTTTCCGATGTTTAATTAACGGATCTCTAATATAGGAAAATACATAATAATTTTTCCAATCAATGTCTGCCGGTGGCGACTGTATCATTTTCCATCCAATTTTTGCAAACCAAGTTTGATATAATGTACTAGCACATTTATAGTTTACAAAATAAATTAATTTAGATGTTGGAGATCGGTAGTATACCCATGTAGAATCTATAGGGTTAATTTCTGTTTTTAATTTTGGCAAAAAAATGTTTCCTTTTCATTTCTATTTTGATTTTACTGGTTTCTCTTGCTTGCATAATAGTTAGCAAGGTGCCTAATCGCCCTAATTTTATCACAGCATCATTCACATCTTTACAACCTTCTGGCCACTCGGGCATGCTCACTGCCCAGTTCAATTCCACAGCACGATTTACTAGTTCCATGCCTGCGGTGTCTTGGTCCGGCACTACCACAACATCTCGACCTAGACTGCGTATGAGTCTTGCTTGAGTATCGCTTATGGTATTGTGCATCACAGCCAGGCCACTAATAGCAAGGGCGTCAAATATACCTTCTGTTACTATCACATGCTTCCAAGAATCATGTTGTAGATCTGTACCAAACACATATCCGGGCGGTGTTTGATTAATGTATCTGGGAGTACGGTCATCTAAAAATCGTTGCGTAAATCCCACTACAGAATTATCGTAAGTGAATGGAACAATCACATATGATCTTAAAGATGCTCCTACACCAATAGATCCGTTATCAGGATCAGTGACCATGAAAGGATAATCTACAGGTGCTGATCTGTTTCTAAGATACTGCCATGCTTCTGTATGTTTGGGTGTACACACTACTGAAAATGCAGGCAGTTCAAATTCTGGAAAAGAAATACCAGCCAGTGTATCAAATGTTTGTCTACGTTCTTGTAGTATGCCATTGATACTGCGATGTCGCATGCTCTCCAAATTTACACGTTCTATTTCTGCTTCGGGCACACCCAGCCAAGTCAAGAGCCTGCGGGCCTTAAAGGAAAGATTCCGGCCAAGGATAAAACTGGCTGTGTATGCGCAATTGAAACAGTGATAACTCCATCCCTGTTCAGTTTGTTTGATTCCACCACGTTGTCGACGGTCCTGTGTGTTGCCATTGTGGGTGCAACATACCGCATTGAAGCTCAACCAACCGCCGGGTGTGGCTTTTCTTTTTGCAGGTAGATATGTTAGGATGTCAAGCATCTGTACAGTATAACAGATTTGCTACACTAAATCAACGATATTGAACGTTTTCTATCTTGCCGTTTGTGAATACAGCGGTGGCTGATACGCTACTGCCAAATTGGATTGGTAAGTAACCTGAACCGCCATTGACTATTGTGACCGCACCGACTCCGGTACTGCCAAGAGTACATGTTGCTTCAGCTCCTGACCCATTGCCCAAAATTTGGATGTAAGGTGGTGCCACATAATTGTATCCGGGATTTTGAACAGTGATGCCCGTCACTGATCCATTGACCACAGTAACGTTGCCAGATGCTCCATATCCAATTGAGTTGTTCAATCCCAATCTCAACAGCGGATGGAATCCCACAACATTGATATAATCACTTATGGTTTCGCAAAGATATTGTCTAGACTCAGTGACATCATACCAAACTGATTCATAATTTTGTGCGGCCTGTACTTTGACGGTGCCAGTGAATCCCACTATGTCATATTTGATTGTGGTCAAACTTGCACCGTTTGTGGGCATGTAACTTGAAAAGAATTCTGTTTGTTGGATAGCATTGATAGGTTGTGGTGTAAGTGCCCAGTCCGGCCATTGTGTGGGTGCTGTGCCCATGAAGTTGATCTTGCCATACATGTCAGGCACAGTACATTCCCTGGCTGGTATGTGTTGCGGAAATACACTATCCACAATATTGCAGTCTGCTCGTGCTTGGCTATTGGCATCTGTGTATACCGCTTGTACATAGTTTCCTGCTGATCTTTGTATGCTGTAACTGGCAGGCTGTGCTTGGAGATTGATAGTGTCTTCATTGTCGAGCACTACTTTGACACGGCCCAAGGCAGAGCTTAGAATCTCCATGTCTTTGGTAATCAGCAACTCGTCTCCGGTTTGATTTACCACCCGGAAAACAAAGCTGGATCCTGCAATGTTCACAGGTTTCTGGTCCTGATTTATAAATTCAAAGAGTAACACATTGTCTACTCCCTTGTTGATTGTTAGTTGTTTTGCGTACACTGGGTCATACCTCTGAGTAAAGTATCCGCCGCTGGTGTCTACTAGCAGTACACGGACGATTTGTTGATAAAGATAAGCGGTGGTGGAATACATCTTATATTTAGTTTGTCCAAAATTAGCAACCCATAAATAACCGCAATGGGAAACAATATCTTTGAAAAATTAACTGAAAAATATCCGTTTATAACGCTGTGTATGTACGCCAATGCGGAGTACGTGGGTGTTGTACAAAACAGGGATGATATTGTGACCACCATATACGACTTTGGTGTTGTTCAAACACAGGAGCTCAAGATGGAGTTTTTAGAACTAGCGTCAACTTGGTGGTGGGAAAGTAATCGCTCAATCCCCATCAACATATTCCTGCGTCGAGACTGGGTGAAGTTCCGTCCCACCCTGCGTACTTTTGTCAACAAAGATTTGGAAATCTTACATGGCCCTGCTTGCAGTTTGTTGGACATTGCCCGCAAAAAAGGCAAGAGAAAATCAATTACACTTGTGCGACGTCTTGACTGATTAAATTCATGTGCAACGCCACCAAGACACTGTAAGAAATTGAATGGGCCTTTTTGAATGTAAAGCCTCGACTACCATCTCCATCCCACACACTAGCAAATACTTCTGGCCAAGGGCGTGTTTGTAAATGTGCTTTGCCCGGACGTATGATAGATATAAAGGCTGCCATCCTGGGTATTGAATCTGGTT